TTTTAGCATCAGCCGAAACGAATATCGCCAGAATGAAAGCTGCACCAGGGTGGGCCCGCTGTAGATTTGCCCAAACTGCACCTCGTGCATCTCGACAGTGCCGTCGATCTGCAGTGGGCAGTTAAACCACTCCGTTCCCTCGTTCAGCGTTCTGCTGTACCAGGCCTCGAAGAAGGCCTTCTGCTTGGCGTTGAAAATCAGCGTTGCATTGACGTACAGCGGGACGCTGCGGTGCTTGATTCGCGTCCTTACACGACCGGTGACCAACGGTGTTCTTGAAACCGGGTCTTGCGTGTCAAGCGCGTAACCGTCCTGCAGCGGCATCGGTAGTTGGCTTGGATAATTGAGGGAAGCCATAGATCAAGTGCCTCGTCTTGTCAGCCCGTAGGCCTCTTCAATGGCCTGAGCCCTTTCGCCGCCGCCCCAGATATCAGCCACGAACACATCAACCTGCTCCCTGCCATCAGGCAAAGTCCGACTCTCGACCGATCCTGCCTTGCTGCGATCCCCGATCAGGTTCACCACGGTCCCGCCCCCGGACTGCTTGGAACGAACATCCTCCAGGGTCTTGTCCAGCTTGGCGCTGGTTTCGGCAGTGGTGACCCGCTCACCCTTCTGCAGGAACCATGAGCCGTCCTCGGGAACCGAGTCGATGCCATCGTGCGCCATACCTGCCAGCGCGGAGGCAGCGACACCCGCCACCATAGGCGCGGTGATGCCTGCGGCAGTTGCCGCAGCAGCAGGCGCAAGGAAAGGACCCACGATTGGAATGGCGGCCGTACTGGCAAATGCCGCGAGCTGCGCCTGGAATGACGTAGCCTGCGCGTTGGCGATCAGCGTTGTCGCGGCGCTTGCCTGGGCTGCTTTGCCTGCGACCAGTTGAACGGCCTGATACACCAACCACTGCGCAGCCATCTGAGCCAGCGCATTGATGATGCTCTTGGCCATGGTCGACGCGACGTTAACAAAAGCATCGCCCAGGCTTTCCGACTCCAGGACCATCGAGGCAATGCCATCACCTACCGCACTGGTCATCGTATCCAAGGTGCTGGCTGTGAAGTCAGCGGCTTGCTGCTGGTAATCAACGGCTGTGTCGCGGTAGTTCTGCCATGCGGAAGACACGCCGTCCAACCAGTTGTTCTGCGCTTCATCCTGCCTGACATAGTACTCCTGCTGGATCTGCATGCGCTCTTCCAACGACTGGCGCAGCAGCTCGGTTTCCTGCTTGTACAGTTCCTCGCTGATATCGCCGCCGTTGTACTGCTTCTGCAGGTCAGACAGCTGGTTTTGGTAATCCTGCTGGATAGCCAGATCGGCCTTGAGGCGCTCCTTTAGCTTGTCGCCTGATCCGGCACCGGCCAGTTCCAGGTCAAATCCTTCACGAACGGTTCTGTTGGACTGGGACAATGTGTCGGCGAAGGCCTGAGCCTTTGCAGCATCCTCATTCGCTTTCTTCAGCTGCTGAAGTCGGTCGAGCTCAACAGCCAGGCCATTCAGGCGCTCTTGCTGCTTTGCATTGATCCCAACCAGCTTCCCGGACTCTATCTCGAACTGGAGCTTTGCCACTTCGGTGGCATTCTTCCGAGCATCTGTGCTGGTATTGATCAGCGTTATTTGCCGCTTCAGGTTTTCTTCTGCGGTTTCAAAAGACTGATTCAACTTCTTCGCAGCGGCCTCGGCCTCTTTCTGCGCGGCTTTTTGGGCATCGGTTTGACCGACGAAACCAGCGCCCTGCCCGCCAGGCGGGACAAGCTTTGGAAGTTCAGCCGCAGCCTTTCGGGCTTCCATTACGTATGCGCGGATTGTGTCGCCCGACCAGGGCTTATTGAATGCCTCAGCAACCTCTTCCATGACGCTGCTCGCCGTTCGCGCGTTATCAATGGCATCCGAAGTCAGCTTGTCGGCGTTTGCCTTGAAATCCTTCGACATGTCGCCGAAGGTGACCGCTGCCAGCAAAGTGTTGGCCGTTGCGCCGATGCTTTGCAGGTAGGCCATTGCAGTGGAAAAGCCACTGACAATACCTGCAGCTGTGATTTTGAAGGCCCGCCCGATGCCGTCAGCCAGGCTGGCGGTAATGGCCGTCACTTCAATGAAGTCGTTGGCGAACTCGCTCACCACATTTCGCAGGCCGCCGGCCTCTTTCGTGGTTCCGGCCAGGTCTTTGGCGAGCTGCGCCAGGACTGGCATGAACTCTGCCGCCAAAGCGGTTTTCGCAGAGCTTGCATACTGGCCGATCACGGTCAGCTCCGTGCTGAACTGCTGCGCGGCGCCGATGGTCTGCTCATCCAAGATCATGCCCGCAGCCTGGGCGGCATCCCCATACTCTTTGAACTTCTTTCCACCATCAGCCAGCAGCGGAACCAAGGCCGTGGCCTCGTCGGCGATGGCCTCCATGAAGAAGGTCATCTGCGCCTGACTCACATTGGCCTTTTGCAGGCTTGAGACGTACAGCTGCAGCGCATCAGCGCTATTCAGATTGCGAAACTGTTCGGCTGTCACGCCAACCTTGGGCGCTACGGTTTCGAAGAAATTCTGCAGCTCGCCACCGCCAGTAGCCAGGAAGTCACCGATCTTGTCGTTGGTATCCTTGAAGATGTCGGACAGCTTGTCCTGTTGAACTCCGACCGAGGCCGCGCCGGCGGCGTAGCGCTGGAACTCGGTGGTGGTGAGGCCGGCCAGGTTCGACAGATTGGTGATTTCCTTAGCTGCCATAGCCGAACTGGTAACAAGCCCGGCAACAACGGCCGGAACCGCAGCTAATGCGGTACCGATGCCCTTGCCTAGGTTTTCCGCCGACTTCTTAATCTCAGCCATACGCTTCTGCGATTCGCGACTGGCCTGGTCGAGAGGACCAGTGAAACCGCCAATTTTGGCGATCAAGTCGAGCGTCAGCGTGCCCAGCGATTTACTTGCCATGCCACTCTCCTGCTGGTCAGATGCTCAGAACTGCAGGCTACGCCCATGCCTTCATGGCCTCCTCAAGCGTCAGCGCAGGCGCAGATTCGTGAGGCATGAAGTCGTAGATGGTGAATCCGCCGTCCTTTGTTTTGGTATTCGCGTACAGCGTGGCCAGCAGCGCTGCACCTCGGTCGAAGCGCATGCCCAGGTGCAGGGAGCCGCGACGACTGCGGTACTTCCTCCAGGAGCGAAACTCCTGAATGCTGATCCGCTCTTTAGCCTCAGCAATGGTCCTGCCGCCCACCCCACAAAGGACTAGTTCGTGCCAGAACTCGTCGAGCTCGCTGAGTTCGTCGTCTTTCCCATGTTGGTCACCTCCATGATGGCCACCATCAAGGCGACAGTGAGCTTCCCGTCCAAGGCGCCCATGCGCTTGGTGCTGTCCGGGTCTTTGGCCAATTCGACCGGGTCCAGTGGACCATGGGTGATGTCCTTCGCGCTGAAGACGGTATTGCCCTCTTCATCGCAGATCGCGGCAGCAATGCGGCCGGCGATGTTGTCTTGGTTGCCACCGGCAGCCAGCACATCACTCACGGCGGTCTGGTAGCCAAGCGGGCGAACATAAACCGTGGCGCTGATCGTCTCGCCGCCCTGCTCCCAGGTGATTTCTTTTTCGATAGGCCGACCCGTGAACGAGCCGGTTTTCTTCAGCGAATCAAGCGTCAGCTTCATCATCTGCCTCAATCGTTGGTGGTTTTTCGAATCCAGGCAGAGCCGCCTGATCGCTGTATGGATGCAGCCGTGGTGACCACGGCGTTTGCGGCAAAGTCGAACGGGAAGTCGGCCACATAGCCGTCGAACAGGAACCAGGTCCGGGAAGTGGGAAGAACAAAGTCCGGCTCGGCGTTAATAGACGCATTCGCCGCCGCGCCGGTGCCATCTCCGCCAGTGAAGGTGATGGACGGAGCGGTGGTGTAGCCGCTTCCAGGGTTGGTGATGGTGATCGAGTCCACTGCATCGCCGTCGAGCACTGCTACTGCCGTAGCACCAGTGCCACCACCGCCGGCGATCGTCACTGACGGCGCGTCGGTGTAGCCTGAGCCGCCGTTAGTGACCTGAATCTCATCCAGGCTGCCGGTCGCAGCCACAGTTGGAATGGCTTTTCCGTCAGACCAGCCAACGACCCAATGGATGGTTTCGATCTCGTCGTCCTCGGACAACTCGTGCAGACGGATATGGGATGCGTTGCGGGGGTCAGCGTTGATGGTCAACGATGCCTGACCAGGGGTTCTCAGGCCGCGCAGGTAGGTACGTACACGCTGGCTCAGACAGGTGGTCTCGATCTGATCCGCAGGGTTGCCGCCAGGGTTGAAAGCCGTAGCGCATTCGACTTCCATCACGGTGAACAGGGATGGGTTGCCAGCAGTCGGTACCAGCCCGAAAATCTGGGTGCCTTGGGTAAGAATTGCCATGGGTGTCTCCATGTGATGGGCAAAAAGAAGCCCGCGCTTGGCGGGCCTGTAACGGCGGCAACCTCAGCGCTGGACTATCCAGTCCAGGTCGAAGCTGGTTCGGTAACTTTTGGTGGCGGGGTCTCGGGCCTCGGCACCCCATCGGACAATGTGGGCGCTCAGCTCAATGGCATCTCGTATCGCATCGCGCACCTGACGAACTGAAGTAGCGGTGGCACCGTAAACATCAACCTGCAGCGTGAAGCCGTCGACATCAGGACGACCGGCCAGGTAGTTTTCAGGGTTGCCATTGACTACCTGCCACACCGCATACGGTTTGGCCACACTCTCCGGAGCCTCGCCGAATGAGTAGAGCCTAAGGTTTACTCCGGTGCCGAGCAGTGCCGTAACGGTTGCCGCCTGGGAGCACAGCTGAAAAATTGGTGGTGTCATGACGATGCAGCCTTCTTCGCAGCGCGCCGAATGGCGCGGTCGATTGCCCTCTCGTACTCGGTGACAAACGTGGCCGTCACCTCGCTGATGCTGTTGGCCAGAGCCGGCCGCATGAACGGAACGGCGGCCATGTTCTCGGTGCCGAGCTCGATCAAGCGCCAATGCGGCGTCGGCGAGTTCGGGCTGAGGTCGCCGCCATCCTTGAGCACGGCGCCGTGCAGTACACCGATCCGGAACCCAAGGTTGCCGGTCTGCTTGAACAGCCTTCCGTTCCAGCGCAAGACGATGTTGTCAGCGATCGAGCGCCCAGTTTCCTTGTCGTCGATCCGTTCGGCACCGTCCTTGGCCTTCTGCATAACTACCTGGGCAGCCTTGCGCAACGCCGCCCGGCCACCCTTCCGGCGAACGTCGTAGCTGACAGAGTCCAGCTTCCCCAGCAGGCTATCCAAGCCGGTGATGCTGAAATCGACGCCGTCAGCCATCTTTCACCCCTTTCGATACGAGGATGGTGAGGTATTCCTGCCCTGACTTATCGTCTTCCAGAGGCGGCCCCTCGATGCTGTAGATCTCGCCGCGGTAGATGATGCGCATGGAGGGCAGCACGCCTTGGCGATACCGGATCACCATGCGCGCCGTGGCTTCGGACTGGGCCGCCTTCGCCGCTACCAGATCGCGGGCTGATAACGGTTCAACACGGGCCGGACACCTCGGCCATTTCGGCACCCAGTCAGGCTCACCGAACTCACCGCTTTCTTCGTCGCGGACGGCGATGAACTCCTCGATGTCGATACGGTGCCGGAGCTTGCCGGCCTGCATCACACACCCATCCGGATGCGGTGCGGCATCAGAAGGTGCTGGGACGCCAGCGGCAGCTCGGTGGCAATGGTGCCGGTAACGACATCCTCGCGGTTGGCGAACAAGTGGCCAAGCTTGAGCAAGCAGGCCGCTTGGATCTGAGCATTGATTACCATGCCATAGGCGATTGCGTCGGCATGGTCGTAGGCGTCGGCCAGTACCTGCCGGGCATGCTCGAGCAGGCGGCAGCGTAGCGCGTGGTCCGGCTCGGCCTCTGCGTCAGCCACGGCGGCGGCATTCGCCTCTTTGGCCGCCCGCATCGCCGCCGGCACGCCGGCACGGGCCTGGTCGAGCGCTACCTGATCCAGATAGAAGCGTCGATTGAGGAATTGCATCGCCGCCCCTTCTGCCGCATCAAGCTGTTCCTGTACCAGCACCTGGTCGTCTGGCTCAGCCAGCAGGTGATGCATGGCAATGTCGATGGCAATGACGGACATGATCAGTCAGCCTTCTTCTTGGCAATGGCCTTGGCCTTGGTATCGGTGGCTACCGAGGCCGAAGTAGTTGCGGCCGGCCGAGCATCGCCTTGGGTCAGGTCGACCAGCGCCTCATCGTCGCCTTCATGCTTTTCCGCATACCCCTTCTGGATGAGCTCGCGGCCGTGCTGTTCATCGGTGATAAACGGGCTACCTTCAACCAGGGTTTTCCCACCCAGGTAGAGCGGCTTCAAGGTCTTCATCTTCATGACAGCCTCCAGTGGGCCGCCGCGCGGGCGGCCCATTCAGGTCAAGGGGTGGTCGGAGCGGTGAAGTTGCCGTAGATAAAGGCCTCAGGGCGCTTCACCGCCAGCGCAACACGCTCCTCGCAGCGGATCGAGATCATGTTCTTCTCGAAGTCGTCGGCGTTCTCGGTCGAGATCACCACGTTGGCGTCCTCGCGATCGAACAGCTGAGCGCCAGTCTGGAAGGCGCCGGTCAGGAACTTGCCCTGGAAGGCGGCGATCTCGGTGGCAACGACCGGCAGGCCCCACAGCAGCGGGCCGGTCAGGCCCAGAGGGTTGGCCAGGATGTAGCGGCCAAGGGTGTCCTTGGTCAGTTCGATCTTTGCCCAGTCGATGAAGTGCAGAACGTGGCCCGAGGCAGGCAGGCGCGCCAGTTGCGCCTGCAGCATGGCAAGACGAAGGTCATCGATACCGGACTGCTGCTCGACCTCGAACGCCGCCGCGAATGCGGTGGCTTGCGGCACGATTCCGTGCAGATGAACGCCAGTGCCATCACCGAACAGAATTTCCTGCTCTTCGGCATACTTCAGGCCGTAGCGCATTTCGGTATCGATGGTAGATTGCAGCTGCGCGAAGTCGTCCAGAATCTGCTTGGACGCCTTGAACATGTGAGCGATGGTGCTCACCGGGGTGATCTTGGTAGCGAACTGGATATCGCTGTACGGCTTTGCGGTGTTCTCGGCCACGACG